ACCTATTTTTATTACACGCCATAATCGCTAAGCCTGAACTTATAGCGGCATCAAACTTTGTTCTTTTATTTATATCAAATTTAGCCCAATCGTTTAATGTTCTATTAAAATATAAATTACCATACTCCCCGTCATTAACAACTCCAACATAATCATTTATATAAGTTTCAATTGCAGCCGCATGAGCTTGCCTTATATCTTCACTGGAATTAGGTATTCCACCTATTTCTCTTTCTGTAATGGATAATTTATTTTTTGCTTTATCGGGCCTATTCATTGAATAACCCCTATAACCTCTTCTTTTTAAATAATATAATAGTCTTGGTTTATTGTTTTCTGCTAGTATTGGCATTCCATAAAATACTAATGCCATTAACACATCTTCAAAGAACATTTCTGCTGTTTGAGGTCTAGCTATATATTCTAAAAAAAACATATTAGCTGGAGCATTTTCCATGCTAAATTTAGTTAAGCCATGTAAAGCTCCTTTAGAACCTTGTCCATCTGTTGTTCCTGATATATCATAGCTGTCACACCCAAAAGCACCCATATGCTCGTTACCTGGATATTTTATACCATTTTTAATTACAATATTATTTTGTAATCTTCCACTTGGAACCCAACTTACTTTAAACCTTCCGCTGGGATTTGGCGTGAACTGGACCTTTGTGTCTTTAATCCCATTTTTCCACGTAAAACTACCAACAGTAACTTGAGATAGATTTGCAACTTCATCGTTGTAATCAATTTGCTCATAAATTTTTGCTAGATTAAATATGCTATTTTTTGTTTCATCTCTAAATGCATGTTCTTCAGTACGTGGAAATTGTCTATAAAATTCGTTTAAAGCGTCTTGATCACTTTTTAAGCCATCAACTTCGTTTTCCCAATGTTCAATAACGCCGATGTTAATTTCCTCTCCGTGTGGATCTTTGCTAGCTGTTTTTGGTGTTTCGAATACAGGTATTCCATAAGAATCAATGAATCCTTCGAAGTTCCACTCCATAGGTATGAACAAAGAATATAATCCAGAGCGAGTCTGCCCATTGCGGTTTCTTTTGGTAATGTCTGAGTCATGGTATAATTTTTTAAAGTTTTCTCCTCCTTTATCTGATGAATTGCTTGTTGAACCCATCATACATTTTCCTATAATTCTACTACCTAATCTTAGTGTAGTTTTAGTTACTCTCCAGTTATTTAAAATATTTTCAGGTCTTTCCCACTTTCCAGCTTCATCATGCACAAGAAGTGCTAATTTTTCACCATCATAACTATTATCTCCCGTATTTTTCCAATCTATTGTAGTATCTAATCCTTGAATATCCTCCATGGTTTCATTGACGGTGAGTTTTCTTCTTGTGAACTTACTAGCCGGAACACGGTAAGCAAGTTCAGTTTTAGGGCGGTCCATACCGTCCTGTATTGGTTTAAAAAAGAATGGATAATTAACTGATATTGGTACAACCTTATCAGTAAACATCTTTTTAGCATCCGCCCCTGATTTAGATAATATTCCATATCTTGAATCAGTAGATATTGTAGCTAAATTAACCACCTCCCCTGAGGCCATAAAAGAGAATCCAGATCTACGGTTTTTAAGATAACACATTCCGTAGCATCTTGTATCTGCTTTACATGCTTCCCAGAATAAGAAGAATAATCTATTAGCTTCTCTAAAATCTGGTTTACCAACATCAATTTTAGCCCATTGTAAGTACATATAATGAGTTCCAGTAATATAAGTAGGTTTGCTTTTATTGTAAAACCAATATCCATCTTCCCTTTTACTAAACTCTGAATCAATATATGCGTGCCACTTATTTTTAAAATCCGTAGGTAAATCTCTCCAATCGAATATTGTTTTTATTTTACTTAATTCTTTTGGATAAACTTGGGGCTCCCATTTATTATTACCTTTAAATACTTCTTTAGGTTGTTTTGGTAAAGCTATTTTAAGATTTTGTATCTCATATATATCGCCTATCTGACCAGTTTTACTTATAACAATTACATCATGCTCTTTGTTATAGCCGTATTTCCACTTTTTTGCTTTATTAAGCCTCTTGATCGTGTTGATTTTTATAGGCTCTATAATGCTATACAATGCTTGATTATACATTACTTAGATCTCTTTTCTGCAAACCCTGAAAAGCTTTGTTTTTTATTTTCTAAAGGCTTATTATCTAATAAGGCCTTTTCCTCTTCAATTCTATTTAGTATCTCAAAAGCATCAAAGATAGCTAACTTTTTTGTTGCTGCGGCATTTTTTAATCTATCCGCAGATATATCATCATCTGAATCAACAATTGGCTCTTTAGCAACTTTTATAAGTTCATCAACAGCTCGCTGCCCAGCTTGGATTATATTCTTTTTCGTTTCCTTGACGTTCATACTTAATAGATATTGAATTAGTTAATACTCTATACAATCTTTCACCATCAACAACAAATTCATATTCGCTGCTTGGTGTAAACCCAACTAAATCGTTTTTATTTATATCTTTAAGTTGTTTATCAACGTATTTTATAATACCTCTTAAAGGAACTTCTTTTTCTAATAATATATTATTTGATTCGATTGGTTTAATAAAGCAATACCCCTTAGGTGCATGCCATTTATTATTTCTTTTATAAAGAAATATTTGATCTAACTTTATAAAATATTGGTCTTCTTTATAGTAACTCCTACTGTTTTTTTCTATACCTTTTACATCATAAAATCTCCTAAAAACATTATGGTGGACTATAACTTCATCCCCAACTTGTATTTCAGTTTCTTCATATTTTGGTGTAGTTAAAACAATCCCAACACGACTAACATATCGATGATCAGAAATCTCTGTATTTAACAGTAACTCTGAGTCACCGATTTGTTTGGTATTGTCGTATCTATTGGATTTTGGTTTTATTATAAAATCAAATACACTTTGCATTAGTATTCTAAATTATATTCAACTGCTATAGCCATGTTTTTATTGAAATCTTTCCATGGTAATACCTCGTTGCCTTTTTTTATAAAAATAGAAAACTTTTTATCTTGCTCAATTATATCACATATTGTATGTCCGCCATACACTTCTTGCCCAACGGCATAATGCATAGCGTCATTTTTATAATCTTTTCCTATACTAATCTTCCTTACTAGGCTGCTCATCTCCCTCTGGAATTTCAGTTATAGTTCCATCTTGTAAATTAACTGAAACTTGTCCATATGCTTCTTCAAGACCTTTTTGTACTTCACTTAATTCCCCTTGGACTACTTGTACTTGAGCTACAGCCATTTGTTTTTGTACTTCCAATCCACCAACTTGCATTTGAAGTTGATTAATTGCGCCAACTTTTTCTTGAATTAATTTTAATTCTTCTTCTGTGATTTTTTTCACATCTTTGTTTTCTGCCATTTTTATTGATTTTAATTAATTAAATTTAATTTAATTATGATTATTTATGCATTATTGCATACTTTATATATTGCATGTTTTATAGTGCTTTTAAAACCCTAATGTCATATACATGCTACTATTTTTCTAATTCTACTATTCTTGCCTCTAAATCTTGGTTCTTTTCAACCAATTCTTTAACAGCTTTCATTAAATATGGTACCATCTCCATTGGATGGAACCCATAACGCGCATCATCACCTTCACCATTTAATTGATATACTTCCGGGAAGTTAGCAACTTCATTTTGCGCTATATATCCTTTTATTTTTTCTGGCCCAGGATCACCAACTTCTGCTTTGAAATTAAATTTCTTTGGTTGTAATGATAAGAACTTAGGTAATACTGATTCATTCCATGCTACTATATTCTTTTTAAGACGTTCATCAGAACTAGATGTGGAATATGTTACAGCTGTATTAGTGGAATTATATCCAATGTAACCAATTATATTACTATTACTACCTCTAAAGAAATTAATATATCTACAATATGTATTACCATCATTTTGCATTTGGAACATACCCGCTCCATTTCCTGTATTATTATTCCAGAAGTATCCAAGCCCATCAAAATATGATCCACCAGTATCACTAGCTTTTATAGCAATACCCTGAGTATCCCCAGGTGAAACGCCATATTTGAATCCATACCCAGAACCAGTTGATGCAAAATCAGAATATCCAGTTACCTGTATACCTGTAGATGTTGTCTCTAATTTACCAGAGTTATCGTAATAGAGTTTTACTTCTGCGTTTTCATTAAAAATAATACCGTTTTCACCAGTATACTTACCTATTGTAACTCCACTTCCCCTAACATATACTCTACCAGTTCCTGAATCATCTATATAACTATTAGAACCATCG